ACAGGGCCAAGGCATGGCTTGACTATGGTGTCGCCCTACAGCGCCCCACGCGCGGCTGTATCGTGGTCTATGACCGCAAGGGCGGCGGGCACGTCGGCTTTGTGACGGCTGTGGATGAAAATGGGCGTATTTTCACGCTCGGTGGCAACCAGTCGAACATGGTCAGCGAGGTGCCCTTTGACCGCTCTCGAGCGGTCGGGTTCCGTTGGCCACCCGGTGCACCGCTGCCGAGAGGCGATGCGCCAGTGGTCGCGGCGACCAACGTGAAGTCAAGCAACAACGAGGCATAACATGATTAAGGGTGCACTAAAGTCCAAAACGGTTTGGTGGAACGTGTTTCTGGCGCTGCTCGGTGGGCTTGAGCTGGTCGGGGCGCATCTGACCACGCTCTTTGGTGCGCAGGTCGCGGCAGCGGTGCTGCTCGCAGGCGGTCTCGCGAATCTCGCCTTGCGCGCCATCACGACCCAGCCGCTCTCGCAAAAATGATCCAGGCGTGGCTGCTGAAAAACGCTGCGCTGGTGGCGGTGAGCGCGGTCGTGCTCGGTTCTGCGCTCTGGGTCGGGCATTCGCTCAAGGAAGCCGGGCGCAACGAAATCCGGCCTATCCTTGACAAGACATTAGCAGAGCGTGATAACCTCGCGTCCCAGTTGGAAAGCGAGCGGGCCGAGCGGCAAAAAGCCGAGGAGGCGACGAGTGCATATTCCAAAGAGCTGGCCAGTATTCGGCGCCGCGTTAGCGGTGAGCCTGTCAGGGTGTGCTTCGACGAGACCAGCGCAGTGTCCGCCGCCAGCGGCACCGCCTCAAATTCTGATGCAGCCGCCTCCCAAGCCGGGAGCGTTTCAGGAGCAGCTCGAGGCGATCTTGCGGCCCTCCGAGAGCTTGCCTACCAATGCGACGCCGTGAGCGCAAGGCTGCGAGCACTTCAGTCGTGGGCGCAGCCCAGCCCGTAAGCCGTGCGGACGGCATCCCGAAGGCATTCCAGCTTGCCGGGCACCGCATTGAGGTCGCGACCGTTACGCCGCGTAAGTGGAAGCATGGCAAGGATTGCGTCGGCATCTGGATGCCGGACAAGTATCGGATAGAGATACTCTCCACCTGCAAAGGCTCGCACCGGCAGCAGGTGTGGGCGCACGAAGCTATTCACGCCATGCTCGACATTGCCGGGCATGACGACTTATCCCGAGACGAAAAATTTGTCGACAGGCTGGGGCACCTGCTGCAGCAGATGTTGACCACGATGGAATGAAGCGGCACCTCATCATTCCCGACGCGCAGATCAAGCCGGGAAGCAGCACAGAGCATCTCAAGTGGGCCGGCGAGGCGATCCTCGACTACAAGCCGGATGTAATCGTCTGCCTAGGCGATTTCTGGGACTTGCCGTCGCTGAATACGCACTCTGCGCCAGGTAGCGTGGAACTTGAAGGGCGCAGGTATCAGCAAGATATCGACGCTGGGAATGCGGCTTTCAGGATACTCACCGCGGCGCTCAAGCGGTCGCGCAGCAAGACGTGGACGCCGCGTCGGGTTTTCCTAGAAGGCAATCACGAGAACCGCGCCAACCGCATCGCGACCAACGACCCGAAGTGGCAGGGCATTATCGGTTCACAGAACTGCCAGACGCTCGACTGGGAGCGGCACCGATTCCTAAAAATCGTAGAGATTGATGGGATTAAATACTGTCACTATTTCCCGAACCCGTTCAGCGGCAAGCCAATCGGGGGCACCATAATCAGCCGCCTCAATAACATCGGCGCGTCATTCGTGCAGGGGCATCAGCAAGGCTTTCTGTACGCGAGCAAACAATACCCGGATCACGTCAAGCACGGGCTGGTCGCGGGGCGTTTCTACCTAGAGCACGAAGGCTACCGTCCAGACGACGTGCAGACCAGCGAATGGTCCGGCATCGTCGTGCTGAACGGCGTCAGGAAGGGAGATTACGACTTGATGCCGCTGCGGATGGATTATCTGCGCCGCAAGTACGGATAGCCGCCTCGAGCTTCCCGCGAAGCTCCATCTCGGTCACGATGGCATCGCTTAATCGCGAGACCAGCTCGTGAACCCTGCGCCTCTCCACGGCGAGGCAATGCTCAAGCTCGCTCACCATGTCGCGCAACTGGCTCACCGTCAACGGCTGCGCCAGTCGCTCCCGGCGCCAGGCGCCGCCTTCACTCTGGTCGTCGATCATATAGTGCCGGCTACTGCGACGGGGCCGGTCTCCGGTAGCTTCTCACGCAGTTTGAGTCTAGGGATCAATCCTTGTCTTCGTGGAATCTAAACCATTCGCAAACTTGATTCATCACTTCCTGGCGAATGCTTTCGATCATTGAGTCTTCGGTCGGCTTGTCTGTGTGCTTGTACGCACGCCGCACGCCTATCGCCACGCCGTCCTCGACCGCCATACAAATAACCTTGTAAGTGTCGGGCGTCATTGGCCCCTCGCACGCATAGCGTCGGCGCATCCATCGCAGCAATTGCTAGCAATATCTGCGCACGCTTCCCGCTCGGCTTGTTCTGCTTTGCGAACAATTGCTTCCACGCGATCCACTAAATCCGAAATCGCAGCGCCTGCACTGACAGGCCAGCCCATTTGTTTAATGATTTCATCGCGGGTCATGGTCGCTCCAGTTTGCAAAGGCCGCACAGACATTCAACGACTTCCTTCGGCTGCTCCAACGCAGCGCGGAGGTCATCAATCGTATCGTTCCAACGGTCTAGCCACACTTGATCCGTTTCTCTGCGACGCAAATCTTCTAGCGCCTTCAGTGCCATCTGTGCGGCTTTGCGTAGGTCGGTCATGTATTTTCTTCATGCTCAAGATACTGCGCGCCGGTCGTGCAGAACCACGCCGCCTTGCGCAGGTCTTGCGCGCGAGAGTTGCCGGCCTTGCGGCCGGCCCTCGATAGGTACTTGAGCGCAGAGCCGACGCAATAATCGACGGCACCCTCTGGGCCAAGGACGCCAGCGATATATTCAATCGCCTCAATCTTGACACCATCGAACGGCAGCTCAATTTTGTAGTGCGACGGACTGTTCACCACGTCTTCGTCGCTGTCACCGCGAAGCCAGCGATCAATATCATCATCGGTGCGGCGGATGCTCTCGAGGTCTTCCTTGGTGTATTCCACCGCACTGTGCAGTCGCGACTTCATGGCGCCACCGCACGCGCGACGCGCATCACGATACCGAGAAACAAGCCAATTGTCGCGGCAACCGCAACGGTGCCGAGAATCCATGCCATCGCCGCGCCAACGAAGCGAACCGCCTCGAATGAAAAGTCACTGTCTTTCATGCTGCCCTCTTCTTCAGTTTCTCGTTCAGATCGTACAACGCACGCAGATGCAGGAATGCCGGCCAGGCGTCGTCATCAAGCGACGGGTAGAAGTGGTGGCCGAAGTCGCCATTCTCCTTGCTGAAACGCAGCAGGTGATACCCGCCATCGATCTTGTTGCCAGTGCATTCCTCATATGCTTTTGCGTAAGCCGCGAGCTGGCACAAGTATTCGGGCCAGACGCCGTTACTGGTCTTGAAGTCGCCCAGCACCAGCTTGCCGTTGAGCCGCCCGATGAAGTCCAGCGTGCCGCCATAGCGATGCGCCTCGGAGATCACGGCCACCTCGCAGTCGACAATCTCGAGCTGCGTGCCCTTCACCCAGAACTCGAAGGCGCTATAAGCAGACGCCGCCTGCGCTCGGAAGGTCGCCTTATCGTTGACCGTCTCCTCGTCAAGCGCCTTCTCGAGCACCAGCAGCGGCTCATCGCCCTTGACCCACGCCTCGCACATACTGTGCACGCAGGTGCCGATGGCGAGAATATCGCTGCCCTCGTAAAGCCCGGCAGGCGCCGGCTGCCCCTGCCCTTCCAGCACGCCGTGCTCGCGGCCTGTCTTGTAGGCCCAGTTAATCAAGGCACCGGGGTCTTTGATCTTGAGGATGGTAGTGACCGACGGGATTTTCTTCCCGTCGGCTGCCTTATATCCTTGACGTGGAGTAGGCATCAAAACACCAGCGCGTCGTCTTTGAACTCTTCAGCGGCCGCGGTCGCGACTGCTGCAGGCTTCGCTGCCGCCGGCTTCGGTGCCACCTTCGGCGCGTCCACAATGCGATTCGCGATCTTGTCCTGAATCCACGCCGGCAGCTTGTCGAACACGTCCGGGTCCGGTGTGTCGGTCGAGAACACAAGCGCCTCGCCCTCGAGCGCCGGCGGCACCATCGACTTGGGCAGCGGCATGATGCTCGTCAGGTTGGCATAAGTGCGGTCGCCCTTGACGCTGTGCGTGACATTGATGAACGCAGGCTTTCCGGCCACCTTGCCGAGGTCGAACTTCTTCAGCTCGTCAGGCGTGAACGCCTTGCCGCGCCAAGAAGTCAGCAACCCGTACAGCGTGGACTTCTCGTTGAGGCTAAGCCCAACCGTGCGAGAGATCACCGCCGGCAGGCTCTTCGTCTCGCCGTCTTTAGTGATCTCCACGCGGATCTCTGGAATCTGGAACCGCAGCACGACGGTGCGCTTGGGCGCAAACTGACCGCCTGGCGAGGGCTGCACGCCGAGGTCAACCACCATGTCACAGATCGCTGCGTAGGCGCCCGCCTCGAGCGGCTTGCGCTCTGGGAAATTGCCGCCGCCTGATGCACTGATAAACAAACTCATATTGATACTCCTTCGTTTTTACGGCTCACCAGTAATCCTGGGTGCCACGACGGCTTGCCCAGTTTGGCGGGGGAACCTGCCGCCAAGTCTCTTCATCCTTTCGCCTGGTCGCGCGCCGCCACCCGCGGTCGCGCAGCCAATAATAAACACCTGCCGCGGTGTATCCCACCAGGAACATCACCGCCACAACAGCAATCGGGTCGCTCACGTTTCATCCTCCGCTGAAAACCAATCCTTTTGCCGGCGCAGGAACGTCGGCCAATCCGCATCCTTTGAGCAAAAGGAGCGATCCTCAATCAGCACATGATTCGTCGGCTGCGCCGTGAAGCGCCCATTCTCGAGCTGCAGCACGTAAAACTCTTTGCTCTGCTCCGGCTCTGCGCTGAACGCATCGCCGACCGGCACAATCGTGAAGAGATACATGCCGCGGTGCTCTTCGCGATTCTGCAGCCGCACGCGCGCATTCATGCTGGCGAGGAACGGGTACTCGAGAACGCTAAACTGGTAGCCGTAGCAGTCCCAGGTCTGCGCGTCGGCTGGCATCCAGCATGGTTTCGCCTCAATGCAGGTCGCGAGCTGGTGCAGGCCGACACTGCGGTACACCGCTCCGCTCTCAAGCATGACGTGGCAGCCGAGGGCGCGGCCGGGGTAGGACGTGATACCGAACCAGACGGCTCGCAGCCAGTCGTGGCGGCCACAGGAGTTGGGCTCAAGCCAAACGTACTTGTGTGCGGGCAGTGGGCCGCTATGGGTGTAGAGCGCCATTACCACTCACCCGTGATCCAGGCGTACACAAGCACGACGCCGGAGAAGATGAACATCCCTTGCGCGACCATGAGCCATTCGGCTGGGGTGGCGGCGGATAGCAGGAAGTCGGTCATGACTTGCTCCCGTGAGGGGCGGCTTACGCCGCCACCTCGCCATCAATCCAAGCGTCAACTCCAATGTCGCCGCGGTCGATAGCATTAAAAAAGGCATTGCTTTCTACCATTTCGATTGCTTCCTGTTCGCTTACCCCTTTCAGAATTTGCTCATTGATGCAGTCGCCGTTGATGCACAACTTGTAAGTCTTCATAGTGCTGTCGCGTACGGTGAGTGCGTAGTCTTTGAATTTGCGGCTCATTTTATTTGCCTCTTTTATCGCTTCTGGCCCGGCACCGCGCCGTCCATGGAAGCCATAATACACGGTCTGCATAGGATTACAACCCCCCGATGTAAATATTTTTTTCACCCCCTTCACAGCCGCCTATTTCTGGTTGTAAGATATAGGGATGAGCAAAAAGATCACTCCGCAACAAGCGGCAATCATCCACGCCGTGGACAAGGCAGGCGGTCAGTCTGCTCTCGCACGGAGTCTTGGTATTCGCCCGCAGGCCGTCCAGAAGTGGTGCGCTAAGGGCATCATCCCGCCCCTGCGCGTGCTTGCCGTTGAGGCCGCAACAGGTGTATCAAGGAAAGCTCTCAGGCCGGATATCTACCCATGAAACCAGAACTCACCGCCGTCGTGCCCGTCGAGAAGATTCTCGATCTGGCCAAGAAGTACCCTGTTTTTCCGTGCCGTCGCAGCGACGAGCAGGACCAGAGTGGGCGAACGCTCAAGGCCAAAAGCCCGCTCACCAAGAACGGCTTTAAGGATGCGAGCCAAGACGAGGCGCAGATACGGCGCTGGTGGAGCGATCGACCAGATGCTCTGGTCGGCGTGCCGACGGGCAGCGTGACTCACTTGGTCGCGGTGGATTACGACCACCGCTCGGCCGGGCCAGCGGCGCAGGAGTGGCTGCTTGAAAACCAGCAGCAGCTCATTTCCACGCGCGTACACCAAACCGGCGGCGGCAGCGGTGGCCGGCATTACCTATTCAGCTTGCCCGCTGGCGTTAAGATCCGCGGCGGCGTGTCCGTCATCCTGGGCAAGGTCAAGCGCGACGGCATCGATATCCGCGCCGAGGGCGGGTATATCATCTGGTGGCCGCTGCATTTTGGGCAGCAAGGCCCGATGGGCGACCTAAAGCCCTTGCCAGCAGGGTTGATCGATGAGCGGCGCATGGACCTCGAGCTACCCGCAGAGGTCGCGAAGCGACTGCCGCCAAAGCCCGGCACCAGTCAAGACTTCCAGCGCGACCTGCCGCGTATCACCGAGGCACTGGCCTTTATCGATCCAGAGCAGTACGACCCGTGGCTCATGGTCGGCATGGCGCTGCACCATGCAAGCGGCGGCGCCGACGACGGGCTGGAACTCTGGGACGCCTGGTCAAGCGGCGGCATCACCGGCATCCTGCCCGCGAACTATGCTGGTCGCGCTGATATGGAGTATCGCTGGCAGTCGTTCCACCTTGACCGCGGCGGCGGCGTGACGCTCGGCAGTCTCTTTAGCACAGCCAAGGCGGGTGGCTGGGTATCCGTACCAGAGGCGGTGCGCATCGGGCCACCCGTCGACATGCCGGTCTTTACCGGCGAAGAGTACGCCGACGTACCAGAGGCGCAAGGAATGATTCGCAACACGGAACCCGAGCCGCAGAACTCGGTCGCGCCAGGCGTACACACAACGTCCGGACGGCGGCTCATGCTGCGCGCGATCGGCGATATCGTCAGCGAGCGGCGCGAGGCGACCTGGCTCATTCACAACGTGCTCGAGGCCAACGTGCTCGCCGTGCTCGCAGGGCCGCGCGCCAGCTTCAAGTCGTTCATCGCGCTCGACTGGGCGATGCGCATCGCCTGCGCCGACAACCCGGTCGTGATCCTCTCCGGCGAGGGCGCTGGCTTAGGACGACGCGCCGAGGCATGGATACAGGAGCACGGGAAAGGGCGCGACCTGCAAGAGCTGCGGCTACTCGCGCTTGAATCCGTGGCCAACCTCAACGCCGAGAACGAGATGATCGCGCTGCAGCAAGCGATCGACGAGGCCGGCATTCGCCCGGCGCTCATCGTCGTCGATACTTTCAGCAAGTTCAGCGCCGGCCTCGACGAGAATAGCAACCAGGAGGTCGCGGAGTACCTCTCCAAACTCACCGTCGGCTTGCGTGAACGGTACGCAGCCAGTGTGCTGCTCGTGGCTCACTCCGGCCACGGTGACGCGAAGCGTCCGCGCGGGGCGTC